AGGCCAGCTTTTCAGTAAGAGAATAGCCATGATGCTTAGTTGACATAGCAGAACCATAGTTACCAGAAGAAACATAATGACCGTAGAGTATACCATCATAGTGAGCGAGGGTGGGGGCTGAGTTAGAGTACTCATGGTACTCGTTGAACCAGTGGTCTGTTTGCAGATGCTTGAAGGAGACCCCGTATTTATCCCCTTCGAGCCGTGGATCAGTCTGTATAGACCTCTTAATCCTATTCTCATGGTTACCTTCAAACCCTATCCAGCTTGACCTCTTGTACTTCCTTTGGTTAGGCATATGGCGCAACTTCTCCATAGCATCGTTGTAGCACTCAATGTCTTTCTCATAGTTCTGAGAGACAACAGCTTGAGGACTACGAGTGTCGAAGCTATTAAGAGACTTCATATCAGCGCCATCCCCAAGGTCTACAACATAAGTCGGGTTGATGTCATAGATGAGGTTGCCTAACCAAAGAAACCTTTCATTACTTACAGAAGGGTCTGCGTGAGCACAGGAGAAAACTACTACAGTCTTGTGTCGGGAATAGATGTAGGACATTTAGATCTCCAGTGTCTCTATAGAAGTTTTGAAGTGCTTCTGTACTACGTGGAGAGCTTCTTCTTCTGGGTGGCAGATATAACCCCTGACATACTCTCCGTTGTCGTCATAGTTTCCCTCAAGTCCAAAGTAATCTCCAAAGTCTAATACTTCACCTTCTGCCCAATAGATTTTCATTTTTGACATTTTAGTAACTCCATAAAGTAGTCTGCCTTACATAGCGCCAACCATTCTTGCCGGTCACCTCTAAGAAAAACTACGGGTTCATATTTACCATCTTGTACAGCTTGACTTAGGTACTGATACATAGTTTTAAAGTCCCTACGTCTCTTTACTTCGATGGACAACGGAAGAACTTCTCTGGCCCTTGGGGAAAGAACAATATCCTCTCCGTTTACCCCCATTATCTGTGACTTAACATCATCAGGGTGAAGCTCAGGGAAAGCCTTTAGTAGCCTATCCCTGACTTCCTGTTGACCTACGCGGCCTTTTGCTTTCGCTGATCTAGCGGTTGCCATAGCTCTCCCTCTTCTCTTCGTAGCCAAAGAAGTCTAGCATTCTCAATGACCCTATCTCGGTCACCGTCATAAGCTTTTAAAACGGCATCCCAAAGGTCTTCTTCTTTTACCAAACCATCAAGTATCTTCTCAGCTTTCTTAGGACCAACTCTGTACAGACCTTTGATATTATCAGCTGCATCACCTGTAAGGATCTGAGTGTAGAAGAACTTAAGACCACTCTCTTCGTCTACGTTTTTCCAGACGTTAGTATTAAAGTTAAAGTGGAAGGCAGGTATCTGAAGCATATCTTTGTCAGCTGAAGCTACAACAGACTTGTTACCAAACTTGGTAGCTTCTATGGCAATCAAGTCATCCGCTTCCTGACCACTTGAAATCTCAGCATCCCAAGATTCCACTAAGTGGTCTCGTATAGCTGACAACCAAACTGGCTTCTCTACACCCTTCCTATTTCCCTTGTACACTGCAGTCTTAGCTATCTCCTCACGGAAGTTACCCTTACCTGTCAGGTAAACCTGATACTCCCCTGAGTTAGTATAAAAGGAAGTCTCAGAAAGTATGTATGACATAAAGGTATCAACCTCTATAAGAGCAATCTTAAGAGGCTTATCTTTGTTAGCAAAGGCCATCCTATAGGCTACGATGTCTCCGTCTATAATTACTTTACTCATCTTTTTCACTTAACCTAACCTTGAGTACATCTGGTGGGTACCCAAAAAAGAAGTCATCGAAACCCCAAGAGTTAGCAGCTTTGATACAGATGTACTCAAAGTCTTCTGTCGTATACACATTATTTTGCGTATAAGTCATGCTGCGTACTTGGTCGAACTCGTCAGTCTCAGTGACAGTTATCTCTACCTTACAACCCATACTATTCTCCGTAAGGAGAAGCCCCCGAAGGGGCTTCAGTTAAAAACCAGATGCCATATCTGCGTCTGGAACATAAGAAACTAAGTCAAGGACACCTAGTTTCTCTAGGCGGTGACCTGCCATGTTACCATCACCATACATAACCACCTTGATACGAACCTTGGAACCGTTACCAATGAGACCGTCCATCTCAAAGTCCCAACGATCATTGACAGTATCTCCGTCCATCTTAACCACAACAGGTGGCCCACCGAACTCCTCTACAGACCGATTGACGTGGTTACGATAGATCTTGAAGTACTTACCAATACCGAAACCTTCACCGTCATAAGGGTCTTTAAGAGCAATCTTCTTACCACGGGCTTTAGCCTCAGACATGATCTTGTCTAAGTTCTCCTGATCTTCTGGGTAGAACTCAGCGTTATACTGTCCATCAGGTACAAACTTAGTGTCCATTTCTGATGTACGAAGTCTAGCCCATTTGATGTAGCCATCCATTACGATTGTCATTGCTTTACGTTTAGCCATTTTCTCGTCCTCTGTTTGAGATAGATTTAGTATATAGTATCCAGGATAGTAGTGTCAACCCCAGTCTAGTGTATTTCTGCATAATTATCGCCAAAGCTATAGTCTATGCCAAGTGGTACATTGAGTTTAACTAAGTTGTTTACACTCTCAATGCTGTCCTTCATTATATTTGCTACATATTCTTCTTCTCCTTTGTTACACAGGACAATAACCTCATCGTGGAACTGTCCTATGATGTTTAAACCAGCTTGCCTACACTTACCCACCCAAAGGTCAAAGCAGTAAACACCGGTGCTTTGATTGAGCGTACTAAACTTATCCTTCTCGTACCGTAACGAGTGATACATACCGCTGATAGGGTTTTGTAGCCAAGAGCTACCGTTTACTTCACGAACCTTAACACTGTCGGCCACAGCACCTATAGACCAGTTTCTTTCCCAGAAGGCAGAAAGCATAAAGTCAGCCTCTGAGTAAGTACCTGCCATCTGTATAGCCAAACTCTTTGGCCCTACACCGTAAGTGGCTGCATAATTAACAACCTTGAATTTCTTACGCAGGGACTTAAGATCAAGCTCCCCTTTGTTGTAGGCATCTATGTCAGCCTGAGAGATCTTGCCTGAGTGTTTGGCTAAGTCCAAGTGGGGATCAAAGCCCTCTACTGACATCTCGTCAACATAGTCTGGGTCATGGTCATACATATAGTGCCGCTTAGTTGTGTCTTCCAGCGATACCATATCAGCACCACACAAAACATAACCCTCAGGTGCAATCAGGCATCCTCGGATCTCTTTACCCCAAGGCTTTTCCACTGAGGGTAGATTTACCAAAGGACGAGCATGACGGAACCGCATAGTATTAGTGAACCCTGCAATACTGGCTTTGACATAGCCATCCTCTACAGAGTTTACGAAGGCTTTGAAGATAGCCAGACGATGGTTGATTATCGTAAGACCTTCTAACAGTTCTACAGACTTATCTCTCTCTATCAAGTCTTTAACAGATTGACATAGCTCATTGTTAACACGTATTTGAGGTACACCCTGAGACTCCATCTTACCACTGTCTTGCTTTAACTTACGTGAGCCTAATATGTTTTGAGCCTCTTTGTTAAAGTTAGAGTGGCCTTCCTTACCCTTGTAGTTGTCAATATAAACAGCGGGTTCCCAACCTAAGCTAAACAACCAGTCCTTCACCTGTGTTATGGAATTAGGATTAGCGTCTACTTCTCTCAGGACTACCTTAACAGTCTCAGTAGTATGAGGCAGCATCATATCGTCCATAAGAGCTACCCAGTCACTAGCAAGCTTGGTCAACCCACCAGCAGAGTTAAGCCACTTGGCAGGTCTCTTACGAGTGCTGTAGACCTTTTGATTAGGCATAGCCTTTGTAAGCTGATCGACTTTGTCTGCCTTCATAGCTTCCAGTTGAGCTAAGTGGGTCTCAGCTTTATCTACATCCAATTTCCACTGTAGCTTCTCCTGATCTGCAGCACAGTCCAGTTTGAAGCCTAAGTAGTTAATGCACTTGTTAAGATCTTCCTCTTCTTTATAAAGCTTCTTCATCTTGTACATAAGCTCTTTGTACAACCGAGTGTTAATCTTAACGTCTTCTTCGCACCTGTGTATATACTCCTCTACACTGAGACTGGCCCAATCGTCTATCTGAGGCTTAGGTACACCGTACTCTACGCCATAGCCTTCAAGACCATGACGAGGCCGGTCATAGTTAACATACCAAGACAAAGCTAGAGTATCTATTACCTGTTGATCTCTTCTGGGCTTAAACCCAATGATCTTTTCAAGCACAGGTAAGTCATAACGTATGATGTTGTGACCTATAATCTTACCAGCTGCGCATAGAGCTGCCTTCATCTCTGCGTAGTCTGTGGTAGACACCACAAGGTCTCCCTCAGTAAAACTAAGGCAGTGTATCTTTGTAGCATCAAAGCCATCTGTTTCAATATCGAATATCATCCTAACCCCACTGTTCTGCCATAGCATCTGCTATGCCTTGATAAGTCATACTACGTTTCTTCCAACGATCTTTAGAAGGAGAAAGATAGTGTATTCTGTTACGCTCTGCTTTAGTAAGCTTTAGCATATCCTCTTTTACATTATCTGTTTCCTGTAACAAAGGCAACCCTCTTAACCACAGACAAGTAGCTTTCTGCTCCTTATGACCGAACATCCAAGGTTGTACAGTCTGACTTTGGTTCCTAAACCCAATCAACTCTTTTGCATACTTGTGCATAATAGGGTTCTCTACACAGATCTTAGGGATGTCTAAGTCAAGAAACAAACTAAAGAACTCTGCACCTTCCCTTAGTCTGTCCCACCTAGACGGGTCTCTGTGTAGCCAAGATACCCCTGCATTGGTCAGGTAAGTACAAGGTGGATGGGCTATAACCATATCCCAAGAAGTGTCATAAAGGACATCTCTTACGTCTCCTTTGTAGTGATAAGGGCTGTCGTCATCTGCATCCAGTAAATCACAAGATACAGCGTTATGACCTTTAGCTCTGAAAGCTTCCCTGACAGTACCAGAGAACTCACAAGCTACGAGAATGTTTTGCTTAACGTACATTTGTTTATATCCTTTATCCTATACCAACGCTCCATAGTTCTATTTATACTCTTAGGCGTTAGTGATGTAGCGTGTAGGAGTATACCCCCTGTTACTCTTCCGTACAACCCCTCAATTTCAAACAAGGCATTGTCTATGTAATCCCCTTCACAACCTTGGCTGATAGAAGGGGTGTTTGGCAATGGCCCTCTCAAACCTAACTCTATTTGATTTACCTCGAAGTCAAAGATAGCTTCACCTAGAGCGTGTTCATGTATTTCATGTGTCGACATACTGCACCACCCTTGCAACTACATAAGATTTAGCACGTTTTACAGCTTCTTCTTGGGTATCATAAAGCTTTGGTTTATTGTTGGGATGAAGAATATCATCATCAACCTCATTGACCCACTCTGTACCCCCAAAGCAAACTTGCACTGCATATTTAACCGCTGACATTTGGTTTCCTCTTAGGTTTAATAGACCTCGAAATTGTATCAGTCTTTAGGCACTGACCTATGGCATTCCTATCTAAGGCATACACAGGGTCGTAATAGGCCGGTAGAGCATCTCCACAGGACTTAGCACTAGGGAAGATCACTTTAGACTGTAAGTGATCCCCATTCAGTGTGTAGCTCAACACAAGGACAGTATAGAACAACATTATAGATACTCCACTACTACGCCAGTGTTCCACTTCTTGGCTTCCTTTTCGGCTTCATCACGGTCAGTAAAGATCCACACTTTAGTGTCATAGGTCCAAGGGTTCTCCTTTCTAACGAAGGTGTATTCACCCTTCTCAATCTCTATTTGAACTGCGTATCTACCCATTACTCGTCTCCTTATCTAGGCCAGCCTTAACTAACTTAATAAACCCTACGTTAAATATAGTCATAAAGGTATCAGGGTCACACTCTACTTGTATTGTAGCGCTGCCATCCTCATGCTCTTCTATATCTGTTACTTTAATTTCACTCATTGGTTACTCCTATGCACGGTAATAATATAGACAACTTACAGTACTTTGGATACTCGTCATAAGTCATAGCTATAAGTACAGGTGGTAAAGCTATTAGTAAAGCTACAATAGCTGATGCTTTTATCGCACCTTTAATGTTACCCCTCATGAGTGTGTCTCCTCTAATGTAAACGAGTGCGAGTCAAATAGCAAAGTACCTGCCATACCTTCTTCAGAACAAGGGCGGTTCTTCTCTACCCGTAGCTGCGTAGTGTTACGCTCATGGTCATCCTCTGACAATTTATCACGGTACAAGTCAATAATCACAGAAGCTCTCTGACCGATCATCTTACAGTACTTAGGGTCACCGTTCTCGTTTGTATGTGCAATGGTCACAATACCTACGTTAAGCTCTGCAGCAAGCTTAGAGAGCCTTACAGAGAGGTCTGCAAGCTGTTGCTCCTTGCTCTCCTCAGAAGACCCTACGACTACATCTTGGATAGGCTCAAAGAAGATATACTTACACTCACAACCTTGGCTCAGATAACGGATCTGCTCAATGAAGTCGTCAGTATCTCCACCGTCAGGCATGTAGAACTGATAGATCAACTCGTCCTTAGTGAGATCTCTGATGGCATCTTCTACTAAGTCGTGTACCCCAAGAGCATCAATGATATCCCTACGTGTCAGGTTCTGGTTCAAGTGGTAAGACACAAGACCTAACAGGGAGCGCAGTTTAGTTTCCTCAAGGTGCCAAGAGGCAAAGGGAACCTTACGCTTAATCATGTTATACTCAAGGTAACGCATGACCTCAGTCTTACCAATACCAGTAGGTGCTTTGATCACAGTGAAGTGACCCTGCATCAAACCCATAATCTTATCATCAAGAGCTTCGATACCTGTAGGTACATAGTTATACTCAGGGCTTTCCTTGAATAGCTTAACGAACTGGTCTGCGGTATTTAGAATATTCTCAGGGGTATACTTATTAGCATTCCACCAAGCGTTGCTGAACTCCTTACGTGCATTGTTCACAAGGAAGTCATTAGCGTCTTTGTAGACGTCATGTATAACCCGATAGGTTTTATTAGGGAACATATTGAAGATCTTAGCAGCCACTGCATTACCAGCTGCATCATTATCAACACTAAGGACGATCTTCTCAAAGCTATCAAGCCAAGGGGTACACTTCTCCCATAGCCTCTTAGAAGGCGTAGCAGAAGGTAAAGACACTACAGGTGTGATGGACTTACCACCCATGATCTCCTGCACTGAGAGAGCGTCTATTTCGCCCTCAGTGATAGTTACCATACGTGCACAACCTGCAGGGAATATGTTCATACCAAAGAGTTCATCTTGACTAAGGTTCTTAGCCGAGAAGGTCTTAGGCAGTACCCTGATCTTCTTTCCACCGGAGGGATATACATATTCTTGTTTAACTACGTCTCCTGCGGCATTCTTGTAGCTGCGTACATCATACATCTCCATCACACTACTAGAGATACCTCTAGCTGCAATATACTCATAGTCCTTGATCTCTGGTATATCTACATCAAAAGCCATTTCTTCATCACTCCTATTGCTTTTACGTTTCACCACTTTATCTATTGCGAAAGACCAGTCATCGCAAGACTTACAATGACCTATTCCTTCATCTGTATTGTAGCTGTAGGCATCAGAGCTGCCACAACCATCTATGTTAGGACAAGGTAGTCTACCTATCTCTGGCATAATTTTTCCTCTTTTTAGTCATATCACTCTTCTCAGCTGCGAGAAGTAAACCTATAATACACTATAGTGTTACGAAAGACAATAATAACTTTTAGTATATATAAATAAAGTAACACTTAAGTTAGGGATTTCTATCGCAGCCCTATTTCTATCGGGGGGCCTTTTGTAAACAATTTCCACTGTAGCCTCATTTCCCACGTAGCCCTATTTCCATCCCAGGGGGCTTTCTATCGTAGGGGGTTAGCTTATGTCTAGCCCTGGAACTTAGCCTGGTCCCTGGCTTAAACCCTGGCCTGGAACCTGGATTAGGACAAAAGAAAAACCCTAGCCTATCTCTAAGCTAGGGTCTAGTTTAGTTTATAGTGTTAGACTGTTTGTGTAATTCTAAGTTAATAACATCTTTTGCTTCTTCGATATTGTCTATGCATTCGCATAAGATTGTAAGAGCTGCATCAGCCCTGTCTACGCTCATAAGCATGGCTGACATCTTTAGCCTATCGTTTAGGTTATTAAGACTTTCTAAAAGGTGGTCTAAGTTTTTCATGGTTCTTCCTTTGTTAGAGATAGAGGGGGCCGAAGCCCCCTGCTGTTAGGCTAGACGACTGGTAACTGTTACGTTGGCACCGTACTCATAGAGTTCGTCTACGAGATCATAGGGGTTCCCGTAGAAGTCCTTGAGCAATAGAGCCACCGCATTGGGATGGCTACAGACAAGTTCTAGGAAGTCGTCCGCTTCAGTATCCTCTGCCACCACTTTAGACGGTAAGTAGTAGCCGTCGTCGTCCCAGTAGTCGAAGGAGCTTCTATAGCTTCCGTGTTGGGGATACCCCCAGTGACGGTCGTAGTAGTAATCTACAACTGTCGGATCGCGCTCGAAGACTAGCTTTGACCAGTCGGCTGCTATGAGTGAATCTCTAAGGGCTGAGGCGAAGAACAGGTCTTGCGTTTCTCCCTTAGTATGCTGCGAATTGTAACCCACAGAGACGTTTGTACACTCTGAGATTAGCTGCGAGTACTCATTGGAGTCGGTATAGGAACCCGTAGGGTCGGGCCGCATACCTAGCCCCAGAATACTGTCTAGGGATACTGCAAAGGCATCAGAGCAAGTCCTAAGCCCCGACTGGTGGGTGATGATATCTTCCTTGCCTTTCCTGTCGAACGATATCACAGCCTTGAGGCTATCCATCCATGGTGGATTATCGCTAACAAGCTTGCTAGAGCCGATGCATCCGGTTTCTTCTTCGGCATGGACTACATAAACGCCCTCGATACCTGCGTCGATCATCTCTAAGATCAACCATATACCAGTGGCACAGTCTGCACCTAGACAGTTAGAGTCGCTGTCATTAGCTAGGCTAACGATATCGTTCTTGATCTGGATCTTTTGCATACCGCCAGAGCTATGCACACTGTCGTAGTGAGCTGCAAAGCAAAGCTTGGGGTTGTTACCTATGACAAGCTCATAGTTACCATGCTTGTCTGGAAAACCGAAGGTCGGGTGTAGAAAACGGCTACAGAAATCCTTTATGGATTCCGTGCCATGCTTGCGCTTAAACTTAAGCATTGAGGTTAAACTATGCACTGTCTTTAGTCTCCTGTTCTCGGGGTTCTAATACCCAATGTTCGTTGGTGTCGTCATAGACATACTTAGTGGTAAAATCATTACCGTTATACCAAGTAATACCATAAGCAGATGCCCTGCCCCCACAACTTAGATCAACGCTCTGATCGTGATGATAGATTTCTTCTACGATATCACACATGAAGTAGTCGTTGTCGTATTCGTCTTGGCTGATAACTATGCCATCACCTGTGGTATAGACATGGTCTTCATCCCAAGTCTCACCTGAATCAGTTTCTACAGCGTGATAACTAGAGCAATGCTCGCACCATGCCTGAGGATTGTTACCCCAGCGACTAACTGTGTGAACTTCCCGTTCCTCATCCCTAGGCATATCTTCCTCGCAATAGTCGCAACAGAAGAATAGGGAGTGGTAACAGGTTTCACAATAGCTATCACCATCGCGGGTATAGACATAGCTTTCGTCTACCTCATCCTCACACTCTATACAATGGCAACGACCACCGGCCATAAGTAAGCCGTTGTATTGGCTGGCGTCTATATCTCCGTCACTAGAAATCTCTAGCTTGGTAACACTACTGCCACCGGCATGCTTTTCTGCTAACCATCTGGGTTCGTAGTCAAGATAGGGAGCAATGTAGCCACCTTGGTATGGTATAGCTTTAAGCTGACACCCTATCCATGACTGGTTATCCCCAAGCTCTATTTCAGCGAAAGAAATAAACTCGCGGAGTTTCTTGTAGGCCATTTCTGAGACTGCATAGATAGGCCCAGCTTTAGGCTTTATCTCTACACCTGCTTTAGATTTAGCTACAACAACACGGCCACCGATACGGCCACCGGCATCTTCTAACCAGATAACCTCGAAGTCACCCGAAGCGTAAGCCTCTGCTGGGTGATTAGGCATGTGGTCGAACTTGTACCGCATACAGCTATTGACTGAATGTTTCTTATGCCAACCCGTATCCAAATTCTCAGGGGCTACCTGAGTATGTGAATAAGCTTTGGCAAAGTCCTTAGCGCTAAAGCCAGTATGCACGGTGTACTCTCTAGGCATTAGCATAGACTTTACCGTGTCCACTAACTGGTCAATTTCATGATCCAGTAGCTCCGGAAACATTCTTCTAAGGGCACGGCCTATACGGACACCTCTGCGTCCGCTGCGACCTTTATCCCTAGCTGCTAAGTCAGGGTATATAAACATAGCAGCAGGTTCGTCCTTGTCTATGTTAGGCCAATAGACATCTAAGACCTTACTGACGTTAGCTGCTTGTTCATAGTAATAGCTAGTATCAAGACTATCGCAGTCGTCTACTTCTTGCTTTATCTTTCTAGCTAGGTATTCGTATAAGAAAGTCTTACACCGTTGTGAAAGTCCATTGGAGTCATAGAAAGTTTCTATCTCCAGACCTTCGAGAGCTTTACCGTAATCTCTCATAGTTACCTCCTAAGTAACGGTTACAGTTTGCAGCATAGGCTGCGGTTAAGTTACAGTCTAGGGCACGAATCACTAGGCGCACCTATCCCGTACTAAGATAGTAACATTTAGAATAGTCTAAGTCAAACCCATAGTTTTTTCTATAGGAGTGCTCTAGTTTGTGATCACAAATGATTAGCTGCAATAAAAGTCTAGTGTTTTCTTATGGTTAGAGTGAGTGGGATTGGCTTAGGTTTGTCTTAGGTTTCCCATTGGGGGTTCTTTTGTAATCACATGGGTGTAGCCCTGGCCAGGTCCGAGGCTAAAACTTTAGGTCATTTCCCATCCTGGGGGTTACCCTGGGCCTAGCCCTGGAGCCTGGCTAAGTCCTTGATTTATTTACCATCCAGGGTCCTAGCTTAGGTCTAACCCTGGAGCCTGGCTTATTTTCTACCCAGGGTCTAGCCCTGGAGCCAGGCCTGGAGCCAGGCTTAATTCCTACCCTGGGCCTTAGCTAGTTTCCTACCCTGGGGCCTGGCTTATTTCCCATCGTGGGGCCTGGCTTAGGGCTATGCTTAGATCCTGGATTTTTTCTATGATATGGTCTAGGCTATGGCCTAAGCTATGGTCTAGGCTTAGATCTAGGCTAATAAATTAATTTGATAATAATGCATTTTTATTCTTGACGATATGCGCTGCGGCTGCTAATGTCCTTATATAGCAAGAACGCTATAGCTTAGTTCTTAGAAAGGAACACACCATGTCAAATTACTTTGGAACCCGCCGCGTATCTCGTGAAGAACTCCGCCACACTGCGCATGGCGCGCTTGTGCAAGTATGCGCTAAATATATCGCTGCAGAGAAAGACAAGGAAAAGCGTGAGATACTAACCGAGGCGCTGACGATGTATATGTCTATCAAGGTAGGCGAAACCAAGCGCGAAGATATCGTTGCCGCTTATGAGGCAGCCGTGGCCGAGGCTATGGGATCATGATTAGGGATATCCTAGGGGCGAGCTTATTGTTCGCCCTGCTCTATCTTGGGTTGTCATACCTAACTTAACTACGGGGCCCCTAGCTAGGATACCGGCTAGGGCCAAAGCCTGGCGTAGCCACCATAGTTTCCAAAATAAAAAATAAGGTTCAACCCCAAGACTAACCTTAACCTATAGACTACTGTGACATTTATGCAACACCTATGATTTATTCTAAGGCCAAAGCTTGATTTCTGCTCTTGACACACTATATACACACTAACTTAAGTAACTCTTAAGTAACTCTTTAATTTATAATACATATAGTTATTATAAGACTATAGTAACACTTAAGTGTAACTTAAGAGGGGATCTCGACTTAGCCTATAGTGTTTATCACTTATAGTATGCAGCTAGATCTAGGTCTGCAGCTCTATAGACTAGCCACAGAAAAATAAATATAGCTCTACCCCTTGACATTTGTTAATTAGTACCTATATAGACCTCCATAGCCGACAGCTATCAATCGTATCTCCTCAATCATATATTTTCAGCGAAGACGGATTGTAGCCTAGGCTTAGCCTAAAGACTCTATAGATCTGCAGCCTCTAAAGGCTCTCCATAGGAAGAACCATGAGTAACTCTCAACCTCAGCCACTGAAGTATAGTGAGCCGATTGCTAAATACGTTAGGCAGTCGGTTAAAGATGGTGTCCAGATCAAAGACATCATGGCTACTATTAATAAGCGCTACCAGAATGCCCCTCGTAACCTAGCTACTTTCTATAAGTACTATGGGGGAGACGTTAGTGAGGCCAGAGCAGAGATCTCCTCACGTGTTGGTAACGTAGTCGTTGAGCAAGCCCTTAATGGTCACTTTCCCTCTCAGGAGTTATTCCTACGCTCTAAGGCTGGATGGAGTCCAAAGGAGACTGTACAAGCCGAAGAGATGTCTGTCGACCCCGACCAAGACGCTAGTGCTATAGACACTCTTATGACCCTACTCGGTAAAACCTCTGATGACTCCCAAGATAACAGCACAGACACTTAGAGATCTACCAGATACTGAAGTTGCAGCTGCACTAAAACAACTTGGTCCAGAGAAAACAGAAGAGCTACAGCACTCTTGGGAGTTCTGGGCCAGACCAGAGCAGCTAGAACCTAAAGGCAACTGGAATGTATGGGTAGCTCTAGCTGGCAGGGGCTGGGGGAAGACTAGAGCCGGTGCTGAGTGGGTAAGACACAGGATTAAGAAGGGCGATAAGATAGTCCACTGTGTAGCTCCTACTAAGGGTGATGTAAGACGAGTTATGGTCGAGGGCGACTCAGGTCTTATTAATGTATGTTGGAAGGGAGATAAATCCTATAGAGGTAGCCATCTAGGATTACCCATATGGTCTCCTACTAATAATACACTCACTTGGGAGAATGGAGCTAAGGCTGTATTCTTCTCCGCTGAAGACCCAGAAAGACTCAGGGGTCCACAAGCTTACTCTGCATGGACTGACGAACTCTGTGCATGGAGAAACGCACAAGAAACTTGGGATATGCTACAGTTTGGCTTACGACTTGGACGTAGACCGCAAGTATTTGTCACTACGACACCAAAGACAACTAAACTCATTAGAAATATCCTAGATGATGATAAAACGACAGTCTCTACCGGCAGCACTTATGATAACGCTGCTAATCTTGCTGATACTTTCCTCGACGCAGTCCGTAAGACCTATGAAGGCACCCGCCTTGGTCGCCAAGAACTTTACGCCGAAATCCTGGACGAAGCGTCAGGCGCTCTATGGAATAGAACTCTCTTAGCCTCATGTGAGGTAGACAAAGATGATGTTCCCACTCTTAATCGTATAGTGGTATCCATAGACCCCGCAGTTACTTCAAATGCCGAAAGTGATATGACTGGTATTGTTGTAGCTGGTGTAGACGTCAATGGTAGAGCTTACGTCTTAGAAGATCACACAGGTAGATACACTCCTCAGCAATGGGCAGCTAAAGCCGTAGACCTCTACAGAGAGCATATGGCAGACCGCATTGTTGCAGAAAGAAACCAAGGTGGCGATATGGTTCGTCACACATTACACACAGAAGATGAAACAGTCCCAGTAAAGCTCGTACATGCATCCAGAGGGAAGATGGCACGAGCTGAACCAGTATCTGCTCTATATGAGCAAGACAAAGTTAGACACGTAAAGGGATTAAACGACTTAGAAGATCAGATGGTACAGTGGGAACCTCTAGGGTCCACAGGCTCACCAGACCGTCTTGATGCTTTAGTTTGGGCTATAACGGACCTCTCATTGAATGGCTACGCAAAACCTACGCTTAAACTAGCGTATAGTAGCGCCAAAGGATTACGGTAATGGTTAAGAAGCTCTCAGAGACAGAGGCCAAGCAAATATTAGGTGTAGCCGGTGATAACACCTCTAATGGTCAGATACGGGCTGATGAGTTTCTACCTGAGCTTCGTGGCAAGAAAGCCATTCGTAAGTACCGTGAGATGAGAGACAACGATAGCACTATAGGTGCTGTCATGTATGCTACAGAACAAGTCCTTCGTGACGTAGACTTAAAGGTATCCCCAGCCAATGACACTGCAGAAGCTAAAAGAGAAGCTGAGTTCGTTAAGTCTGTCCTTGATGACATGGACCACACTCTTGACGACCATGTTGCTGAAGCCCTTTCAAGTCTTTCTTACGGCTTTGCTTGGTTTGAGGTTATCTATAAAAGACGCAACGGGCCGACTACAAGAAGCGACAAAGGCCGCTCTAAGTATTCTGACGGTCGTATGGGTATCCGCAAGGTCGCTATTCGTGCGCCTTGGACAATCTCTAGGTTTGATGTAGACACTCAAACTGGAGATGTTAAAGGTATTTATCAGGATGGGTCGGGCTATAACAACTCTAATTATATACCTACTCGTAAAAGTCTGTACTACCGCACGACAACGATTAATGGTGACCCTGCTGGGCGCTCTATACTTCGGAATGCTTATACTTCTTATGAATATGTCAATAACCTACAGTCTATCGAGGCTATAGCAGTTGAACGAGAGCTTGCTGGTATCCCTGTTGCTCGCATTCCTGCTGAGTATCTTTCTGGTGATGCTACTGCGATCCAGTCCGGATTCGTCTCCAACCTTCAGGCAATATTGCGAGACGTCAAGTTCAACGAACAAGGCTACATCATACTGCCTTCAGACACCTATCCCGATAAAGATGGAGCGCCTACCAACCAAAGACTGGTAGATGTAGAGCTTATGTCTTCTAGCGGTAGTCGTAATATAGAAATAGACCCTGTAGTAAGACGCTACCAACATGACATAGCCCGTAGTGTCCTTTCTGAGTTTCTTATGCTTGGTGGTGGTAATACTGGCTCTTATGCCCTCTCCAAGAGTAAGACAGACCTGTTCCTTCGTGCATTAGAGAGTTATATCCAAGCTATTGTTGATGTCC